CCATCGGCATCGGAGGCGGAGGTGCCATCGGCATCATCGGTTGACCCATCATAGGATTTAGACCCATCTGAGGACCGCCCATCGGTTGGCCCATAGGCTGAGACATCGGTGGAGGACCCATCTGAGGAGACATAGCGCCAATCATAAAAACATACCTCGCCAAAATTTAAAACAACAATAGCAAAGGATCAAAATTTAATCAACAACCTCTAACAATCCGTTCTTAATCATACTCTCAGCCAACGCATCTCGGCTATGGAAATAATAATTCTTCCCATTCCACTCGCACATCTCCATAGCAGATCGACGCATAAACAAACGCTCATGCTCACAAGCTCCAATAAAATGCTTCCTCTGCATCTCAGGTACAACCTCACCCGCAGTCTGAGCATCAAACTCACGAACATCACCATAATTTAAACGGTATCTAGGCATCTAGGAATCCTTGTGAATCTGCTGCCAATTGTCCCAATCAGAAAAAATATCATCAATAGACTGCTTAACCTTAATCGCATCATCCTCAGAAGTGGCAAAACAAATCATACATCCATCATCAAGGTCAATCATAGAAGTAACGTTACTTTCATTTATCCACACACCATGATCATTATAAATCATACCACGTTCTTGTATGGTAACACGCGCCCATCTATTCATAACTTTCTCCTATTCCACTCTGCTTGGTATCGTATGGGAAGATACGGGAGGGGTCAATGGAATTTTTTGAAAAAAATTTTTTTGGGGGTCTATGGGACCCATAGAGGGTAAAAAGGTTTTCTGAGGTGACTGTTCGTGGAGAACAGTGTGTAAAGCTGCTGTCCGATAGCCCGTCAAACAAAGGGGGGCCATAGGCCCCATATACCCCGATTTCCGAGCAATTGTTCGGGTTGGCTAGGGTACCTTAGAAAAACAAAAGGCCCACACTAGGCGGGCCTTTCTGGGACTGTGTGGGGTATCGCTGGCCCTATGCCAGCGCGGTTATTCTATTCTGCCACCATTCGAACGCTTCATCTGGAATACCAGCCCATATTGACGCGTTGCCAATTGTGTTTTCTGGCAACAACGTAGCGCCGCTAAATTGCGTCTCGAATGAGAACAGAACCGTATAGCTGGTGTAGTGCGTGCCATCACCATATGACGCGCCATTGGCTTGTTGCGTGCTAGTCACAACAGCCGCATCGCCAACACGATTTCGGATTTCACTAACAGCGGCGCGAACGCGTTGTTCGCTACAGCCTGTCGCGTCCATGATTTCCTGAGTTGTCGCGCCGCCATCTGAACGCATCATCTCATATTGAACGCCAACACGCGCGCCGCGTCTGAACGGCTGTTCTGGTGTATCGGTAACAATTGTTCGCGTTCCAGAAGTGACACGGTTTTCAATTGTATGACCAACTAGGTTGATCAAAAACTGGACCCACGCCCAAATTTTTTCAGCGTCAATCGTGCCGCTATGCTGGCGGAATTCCACTGTACCTTTTGACCATGTCTGCAAGTTAATGGATGAAAATTTGCCATATGTCGCGCTTGTCAATTCTGAAATGGTGTTAGCGTTTTCAATGCGTGCAACGTCAAGCGTGTTGCACATGCGATTGTTGTGGCGCGACGCTGGCAGCATTGCGTTGATACCGTTGCGCGTTGTTTGCATTCTTGTGTAACGCACCATCCAATCTTTTATGATAGCAGCGTCGAATGGTTCGGCGTGATCAGTATAATATTCGCCAGTACGTTCAGTATGAGCGATACTTGCGCCAGTAAAATCAGATGCGGATACGCCATCGTTTAAAGGTGCGTTGCCAATGTGAACGTGCAAGCCACAACGTGCGTTCACGGTGCAGCCTAAACGGTCCAGAACGTTACATATTGAAATCAAGTGTTCGCGTGCCACTTGGCAATTTGCATAAACTGGTGTGACAATTTCAGCGTCAACGGTTGGCGTGCTATCACGAACAACTTTGCATCCTTTGATACCGCAACGTTGAAATTCATTATTTATGATATGAATGGCAACGCCACTTGTCTCAATTTCAACTCCGGCAGTTATATTTTTGTAAGTCATTGTTTTTGTTACCTTTTTGCTAGTTTGTAGGGCGAAGCTGTCGCCCTATACCCAGTTTATGCACCATTTTATCCCATAAAACAAGGGAAATATTGGGAATATGTGAAACAATTGTTCGGTTTATGATTTCAGGCAAGCACTAGGCAAAAAAAATGGCGCTTGAAATCAGCACCAAAAATCATTTTTTTTATATAATAGGAACGCACATGTGTGTGTATGTGTATGTGTATGTGTATGTGTATGTATATATATATGTATATATATCTATATACCCCGAACCCCGAACCCGAAAGCCCGAAGCCCGATTGTTTATTTCATTGTGTGCGCAAGTGTTGTCATTGCGCTAGTCTTTGGGTTGCCGTTCCCGACCAAGAAAGTGTAAGTGCTGACGTTGCAAGCAAGAACGCCAAACTGCTTGGCGTCATGATACGTTGCAAAGTGGCCTTCTTCTTCTTTGTCTACTGGCTCAGAAGTGCCGTAGTTTTCTAATGCCCACTGGCAAAATGCTTGAAACTGCGTGTCGTCGTCGTACTCAAACCCGCTCGTATCATCGTAAAAAAGTGCGGTTGCCCAGTGATCGGGCAACTCCAGTGTGATTGTTTCCATTATTCTTTTTCCTCTTCGTCTTCATTGTAATATTCTTCCCAAGATTTTTCACCCGATGTAAACCAATCGCCTTCTAGCCACTCTTCGAATTCTTCGGTCATCTGTCTTCCCTCTCTACTAGAATACTCTCATTTACCAGTCGATGAACCTTTCCTCACCATCTTCGGTACTCCAAAAACCATCAGCTCCAATATCATCAGGAAACTTTTGCTTTAAAGTCTTTGTTGCTTCACGAATATTTTTAGCCCCAATGGTTGCATAATCTAGGCCGCAATCAGTTTCAAATGTTGCCTGATAAGTTTTTAAAGTCATTTTTTCTTTCCTCTCTACTAGAATAGTCCCACAATATCCCACGCCATACAGGATGTCAACAGGTGAATTTAAAAAAGATTCATCCTGAAACAACTGACTCACAAAACACGGCAGTAGGTAAACACAAACAATTGTTCGGGTTATCTTGCAGCCACAAAAAAAGCGCCGAATCAGCGCTAATTTTTTTATATATGTATATATATGTATATATATGTATGTCTCAAGGCCCGACCCCGAAGGATCGAACCCCGAATCCCGATTGTTTATACCCGATTAACATTGAGATTGAGAATAATGTTGCGTAAGGCCGTATCAATATGTTGATCGTTTGCGTACTGGTAAAGATTTTCACAAACAAAAGGCGTTAGTTGAGCGTAGTACATCCAATCCCATCTTACTCTTTTCTCTACATCTTTTGCCTTTCCCTCATTTAAAACAAATTTTCTATGTGCATCATGCTTTTCTTTTGTCCAAATTTTTGAAATTTCTTTTTTCATTAAAGCGTAATGGCTATCTAAAATTTTCATGCTGCTTCCTCCTGCTCTAATACTTCCATAGCGTGCTCAAGTGCTTGTTGCTCGGTTTCGATTCCGTAGCAAGTGAAGCAATGGTAATCGACCCACTGCCCTCCGATGGGCGCTTGCAAGTTAAAGTTGCTGGTTCCGTTCCACTCAATCCGCAAGTGGTTGCCCTCGTGCTCTACTTCCCAGTGTTTCATTGTCTTTCCTATCTCCTAGAATACTCCCATAATATCCCACACTATATAGTATGTCAACAGGTAAAATAAAAAAGATTCGCGCTATCCGGATTAGAACGATTCTCGAACAATTGTTCGGGTTATTAAATACATCTGGTTACAATAACACGGCAGTTGGTCATCTGGTTACAATAACACTGCTGTTGGTTATTAAGTGGAACAATTGTTCGGGTTATATACCCCGACCCGACGACCCCGATCCCGACCCGGTAGCTGCCCGCCAAAACCACTGACTTTCATAACACGGCTGTTGGTAACCCGAACAATTTGTCGGGTTATTCCCCGAACACACAAACCCCGAACCCCGAATCCCCGATTTAGTCGATTCCTTCTGAGAAGCTTCAGGAGGCCCGTACAGTAACCCGAACAAGTTTAGGCACCCCGAACCCGAATAAGTTTGAATCGGCGTTCTGAGGCCCGATTCTGGGGGTCTACGGCTCCGCCGACCGCCCCGCATGGTGCGCAGCCTTTACTCCACGGCTTCGCCGTTATCGTATGTTATGCTAACTTGTTCGGTTTCTGTGGGATTTTGTTCAGGTGTTACGTCAATCATTCGATCTTTAGCACGAGTCATAAATTCCTGTAGCTGCTCAACGATCTGATCTCTTGTTAGGTTATCTACGTTCTCATGTGTCACATGGCTACGGGCTACCATGAGTCCAGTCACCTTCAGGCGTAGTT